CGAACCAGTTGGCGCAGATCAATAACGATAGGCTTATTGGCTTTCGTTATACCCGCAGTGGTTGTTTTCGGCTGGATGGCTAGAAATGCTCGCTCGACCGGGGTATGGATTTTGAGCACCGACGGTCCAATCGATCTTTACTATTACAAGGCCGCCGGATTTGTCTGGTATCGCAGCGATAAGAGTTTTCAATCGGTTCAGGATGATCTAGGGCGCGATCTCGGATGGCCGATGCGAAACTTTACTGAAGTACCACCAGCACTACAGCGCGAAATGATGCGGCGCACCATCCAGATCGTTCGAAATGATCCGGGCGCGTCGCTCATGATAACTTTACGATGCCTTGCTTGGCTTGCCATTGTGCCAGAGCGCGGCAACCTCGACGCGTACCTGGCAACGGATGCCGGCGGTTCGTACTTTGCAGCTTCTGGCAATGTTAGAGAGAGAATCCGGGAAATGCTTCATTCACCGCTATTGACCGCTTTGGTAGTTTTACAGTTTATGATGATCGTATTTGTCTGGGCGGGTGTGGTGCGGGCATTTGTTACGCTAGGTCATAAATCGGCGCTGGAAAGAAGCCTGATCCTCATCCCGCTTATCCTCGTATTCGCGTTCCTCGGATTGGCCGCTGGCGCCGAATCGATAGCCCGTTACAGATTGCCGGTGTCGCCCCTGCTCGCCATTCTCGCAGCTAGCGGATGGTTTGGCCGCTTTATGACCTCACGTCACAACGCCGACGTGTCTGAGAGATCTCCGGCGACCCCGCTGGAGGCTTAGTCGAGAACTGATAGTGCGCAAATGCGGCGTGCAGCAGGACCGCTCGAGTTCATTGTTGTTCATATTTGTCTTGTTCGCTATCGAAGTCATCGCGATTACTGTTGTTGAACTTCCGTTGAATTTGACTTTCTATAAATTCGGATTCCACGACGAGGGGTCAAACCTGACGGCTCACTATCTCTTATCACGCGGCTTTAGTCCGACGGTCGATTTTGGCTATCCATACGGGCTCCTCGCATTAGTAGTCAATCGCGCGCTTCCGTCGGGGCCGTACGCGTTCCAACTCGCCATGCTGGTGGTCTCACTTTCAATTTCATACGCGTTGGCGGTTCTGGTCGCGAGTCTTAAGTTGGGACGGTCGGCAATCGCCCTGATCATCTTCGCGATGCCGTTTGCCGTGATGGGATTGTACGGTAACTACGTTCACGGAATGGAAGCCGCCTTGCTATCTAACGGAATTGCGCAGCAGGCTCGTGGCAAGCGGGGCGTCGCGCTCGCGCTCGCGACCGCAGCTGTCCTCGCCAAGCCGGCACTTGGTTATGTCTATGGTCTGATTCTTCTGCTCGCCATATTTGGCCACTACATGAGGAGCGAATTACCACGATCGGCACTGTTGAAGACACTTGCTCCCGCTGTCATAAACGGAATCGGTTTGCTGACGATGCTTACAGTAATTTTTACCGTCGAGCCGTTGATGAATACGATAATTTCACTATCCGCTATGTCAGGTTACCGTTACCTCGATTATGGTTTCCTTCATGCAGGTAAGACAATTTGGTATTACACTGGTGTGCGGCCCGGCTACTATGTCGGGACTGTGTCCGGATTTTATCTGCTTGGTACCGCCGCATTGGTCCTCGCCGGTCTCGTGGCGATGGCCAGAATCATAAGAGGCGATTTAAATTATTGCGTTAACGAGATTGTAGCTACCTGCGCCGTTTTGCATACGCTGTTCATTGCCATGATGTATGGGAACTCAAATTCATGGCAATACTATTCGTACATTCTGGTGTTCGGACTGGCAGCAGCAACCACGCTGGGAGCCATCCCCGCACGTACCGCGTGGGTGTTCGCGTTAATGGCGGCAATCGGTCAGAAGCAATCGTGCACAATAATCTCGCGCTTATGGCGGACGACTCATCGATCACCAGCCGTAGGAAATTTATGGGTCTTGCAAGACGAGGACTCTGAATGGGAGAAAGTGCGACGGTTAGCTGCCGGTCGGAAAGCGGTCGTTGTCAGTTGGGCGGGGGCCGCGTTCGAATTCGCGCCAGAAGTTGTTCCGCGAACTGCCTTGTATCTGATGCCAGGAAATTCCAGTCCAATCGAAATCGAGCGGCAGTCCACTGCGATCAAGCAGGCTGACATCGTGATTTTACGCGACGATCTCGACTTTATCGATTGGTCGTTCAAGTTTGACAAAATCGCCGAGGCCGTGTCGCAATTTCATACTGTTTGGAAAGGGCGGCATTTTCAGGTGCTCGAACGTGGAGTCGAAAGCCGAAAAGCATTACCGTAATAGGTCTTTCGGCTTCCTCCCTTGAATTAGATCGATAGGTGCTGTACCCCAGAGCGCGCGGCTATGGTACGCACAGCCATTGGTTATTCAATCCGTCGACCCATGATCCCGTTCTCGCTCCAGCGTGCGTACAGGCAACCGGTGGATTCGCCGGCGGATCGCAATCAGTGCAATAAAATCGGCCGCCGTTGACTACTGTGCCCGGAAGTTTCGAAAAGGTCATTCCTGCGCTCACCAGGATCGAGCCGTAGTTGATATCGCCAGTATTGTTTCGTACGGGTGATGTATAGGACGCGGTCGCCTGTCCGATATCGGTGAACGACGTGGCGCTGCCAGAAACTCCAGTGGTCAGCGACGTGGCCGTGTTTCCTTTGAGGACATCCCACGTCGCGCATGCATTATTCGCCGTCCAGCTAATCTGGATGAAGTTCGAGCTAGTCAGTGACGCCGGCCCATTAGCGACCGTATTGGATGCCGGCGATACGTTAGTCGCTCCGCCATTGATATCGTGGCAGACCACAAAATAGGGTCCGTATGAGGTACTGCCGGATATTCCGACCACCGCGATCGCTGGCGCCGTCGGGTCCGCGATCGCACCGACCGTGAGGTGATTCAAGCCGACATCGAATTTTGGCGCCTGTTGCAATTCAAGCGATTGAAATACGGTGTTCTGACCGACCCCCACTTGCAGGATATTCGGGTTTCCGGCCTGATTCGATAAGGGTACCCCCGGCGGAGCGAGCGCATTGATCAGTTGCGTCGGCGTGATCGGATTACCATTGGTGTACTTGATGACGGCGGAAGCTGGCTGATCCTCGCCGAAGGTATTGAACAACATACCCAGGAATGTCGTACCGTATCCGCCATTGTCCTGAATGGCATAAGGAGCCGCGTTGCGGGTATCGATGTTTCCTCCGGTCACTACGTAGGGACCAAACGGACTATTGAACAGGTAGGTGGTGACGAACTGAGGTTCTGCCCCTGATTCCTGATCTACGAAAGGGTAGTGGATAAGACCTTGCGACTGGTCTTCGATCCATCCGTAACGCAGTCCGCCACGGTCGACGCAACGCGGGTGTTGCTCTTCATAGCTGCCGCCGCCGCCGCCAATCGCGACTTCGCAGGCCACGTCAGTGCCGTCGATTCCGGAGTTGAGAATGATACTGTCTGCAAATTGTCCGCCTTTAACTATCCCGACGTGCCCGCCAAAGCCCTCGAGATCGTCGATATGAGCGAGGAAGTCCTGCTGCGAAAAGTCGAACTGAGAGTAGTAAGCGTTGCTGCATCGGAGATTGCGCCAGCGGCTCCCATTCGCACCGGCGGCCCATAAGCCGTCGGGATTGCCAGCGTTATTTCCATTAGTTGTCGAACATAGCTCCAGATCGTGGATACTATCATTAGCAGTTGCGCCGATAGTGGTGCTTCCGCTGACTACGGAATACACCGTTGAGTTGTTGAAGGTATGGCCGATTTGGGTGCTGTCCAGGCTCGGCTCAAAGTTCTGCAAATAGTAAGTCTGACTATCTGCCGTAAATTTGGCGTTCGGTACCGAGTAGGCCACCGCATGAACCGTAGTGGTCTCGAAACGGATTGAGTCGAGGCTGCCGCTAAAGGCATTCACGACGTTACTACTTCCGTCAGGCCAAAATGCATGAGGCCCACCGTCGGGCACCATGATTTCCTCGAACGGTCCTTGAATCATCGGATTGGTTGAGGCGATCGAGCCGCACAGGATTGCGGTCCCACCGGGAGTTCCCTGCCATACGCGATAAGTCGACTTGTCCCAATCCATCTCGATTTCGTACACTGAGCCGAGCGTCTGTGCCGGACATGCGGTGAAGGTGATCAGGCCGCCGGTGACGGTATTGACCGAGGACAGAACCTGATTAGATCCATTGTAGATGAAAGAGAATGCGCCATTTCCTGTTCCCGGGTAAGCGTTATGGGAGCCGAGAATTTGACCTCCGGCCGCGGTTCCTTTCATAAAAAATGCAATGTTGAAACCATTCGTAGTAACCTTGGCGGCGAGTTTGCTTGTTCCCGTTCCGTTTATGAACCGAGCCAGGTCGATCGAATTTCCGATTGGACCGGGCCCCGGCGAGAGCAATGCGTTGCCGCTGCCGACCAACGCAGCGCCGGTGATCAGATTCGATACACCCCAGCCGGTTTGAACTAGTGCCTCACCAGTATAATTCTGGCAAAGCTGCGAGCCTGCACCTTGGCCGAATACCTCCAGGTTGATACAGGGAATTCGCAGCGGCTTGCTGTGCATGTAGCAGAGCGGAGCCGACGGCAAATAGACCGCCTTTGCGGCGCCAGCGGCGGGAAAGTTGGGCGGATTTGAACCGCATGCGTCGTAGATCGCCTGCTGAATCGCGATGGTGTCGTCCGTGTTGCCATCGCCCAGAGCGTTGTAGGGCGGAGCCATCACGTTCAGAACGTTGTTGACGCTCGCGTTAATCGCGGTGAGTTGGGCGCCCGACTGATTCGTGATTAGGGGCACGGCCTGCACGGTCGTGGTAGGAATGAAGGCGATTTGCTGACCGGTCACTGTGAGAGGCCCGCAATCTTGAGTGTTTAATGGCCCTACTACCGGCGCCGGAGTGGAGCCCGAGGCATTCTGCAAATATCCGGAGACGGTCAAACGGCCGGAGGCGCCGCTATTAATATAAACGTGACCGACATTAATTCCCGGGACATCTGCGCAAGCCCACGAACCCGCGGCCAGGACGTATTCATTGGTCTGTGAAGTAACTACGCTAGGGATGGTAAGGGTCGTCGCGCTGTTGGCGAAGCCGCCACTGCTCGCGTCAAGCTGAGCGCAGTTGGTATGTGAGAGCTGGAGAATTGCGCCCACACTCGTTGTACCGCCGCCCGCGAAAGCAGTCGAATAGCTGCTCGGCTCGCTGCCCGTCGCGGTCTTACAGGCGACTAACTGAGTCCAGTTAGCTCCCGCGTTGTCGAGGCGAATCTGACTAAAGCCGGCCGGCAGTGTGAACGAGGATGCATTTGGGAAGACTCCGATGACGAGCACCAGGGCGTTGCCACTCACAATGCCAGCGGGTGCGTTGATGACGAAAGGAGTTCCGCCGCCGCTATTTTCAATCGTCGAGACCGCGGCAATCGATGGCTGGTTTGTCGTAAGCTGCGCACCGTTTTGCGCGAACGCCAGCGCCTGTCCACTAGCGGTGGCTGGCGCGAGTCCAGTGACAGTGTGAGCATTTAAGTTCAGCCCATTCAGAATTGCACCTGACTGTCCATAACTGAGCGCGTCGCCATTCGTGGCGGCGCTGCCCAAATTCTGCAGCCGATTGGCCCCCATGTTGTAACTGGCGCTTGCCGTCGTGAGGTCGTTGAGATGACTCTGTCCCTGGGACAGAGCATCGCCGGTCGAGGAGTTCACGGCGAGGTTTTTGATTCGATGCGTGCCAGCCGAAACGTCAAGGCCCAATGGAAAACCGTTCGGCAGAGTGGCCCCACTGGTGCACGACCACTGTCCATGCGATCCAAGTGCTAGCGCGCCACTACCGGTGCCCAAACATGGATTAGTCTGTTGGCAATCCGAACACCAGTATTCCTGACCCTCCAGCTCAGTCGGCAATTGTGCGAAAAGAACACTGGCTATCCGAGGTGTAATCGGTGCGCCGCCTGAAAAGTGATTGTTAATGTCATTGCGAAATTGCAAACCCGCGCCGACCCCTATGTAATTGGGAATCGCACGGAATTGTGCATGGGCGGCCGTCGCCGCACCTATCACCATCGCCACGGTTCCTAGAAGAGCGATCGCCTTTAAATGACAGGCAATGCCGGTCAATCCTGTCATTGCTGAGCTTCGTTTCATATAAATTATTACCTTGGTATGACAGGCCGAATCGGTTCCGACCGCCTAACTGTGTAGCTGCGATTGATAACGTGCGCGACGGTAGGCTCTATCCCCTAGAATCCAATTGCCAGCCACGAAAACCCGTTGGTCTTTTCGTTTCCAGTGAAGATGCCACTAGTCCCGTTTGGAACATCAAGCACGAAGACTCCTCCGGTGGAGTTCCAACTCACCGGGGAAGCGACGGTGTTACGGCCACTGGTCTGAAAATAAACATTCGCGGCGAGCGGCGGCGTCAATATGGCGTTGGGGAATCTTATTGGCCAAGTTACTGGGTACTCGGTATCGAGCGGCAGCCCCGCTTGAAACAACGGGTAATAACCCCATTGTATAATGGCAGCTAGCGGCCCGCGCGAGACGTCATTGATCGGAATCGTGATGTAGCCATTGGCCTGTAAGGAGCCGACGAAGCCGGCCATAAAGGCTTGAAGTACCCCGATATTGGCAATGTTGACATCCTGTCGTTGCTTGAGCAGAGCAGTGCGATTTGCAAGTTGCTGGTGCGGCTGGTTGCTGACACCGATGCCGCCAAAGGTGGCGCCGGCCGCAGCCCCTTCGACCGCGTCGGTCTGCTGAATCTGGTAAATCTCGTTTGCGCTGAATTCAGGACTATCGATCAGTGTGGTCATTTAGTTCACCGAGGGCTAATGCTCGTGATTGAGGTCCGGACATGAACTCCGCGGGGGAACTCAAAAGGTGAGAGTCCAGGTGCCTGCGTAGTTTCCGGTTCCGGTATAAGCAAAGGCGGGAACTGAAACGTGCGCAATGAGTGGACCGGGTGCGGTATGCAGGGCGATTAAGGTCCAGATGGCCGTGCCATCGGCGGTGGTAGTATTGAGCGACGTCGACCACGAGGGTGCACCCGATCCGCTGGTGCCAGCAGTGGTGCAGCGTTGAAGATTGGCATTCGAATCGACGACAATCGCCCCCACCGTGCGTGGCAGACTTGCGCTCCACGGTGGATTAGTGGTCCCGATCGCGGCTGGCATCGTAATGCCGGCGGAATTAGCGAAAAGACCGAGCTCTTGTATCGTCATGCCGCTCGCGCCGTAATCAGTTGCTTGGAGCGAGTAGTTGAACTGAACGCTTCCCGATGATGGAAAGCTATAGCTGCCTATGGCGTTATAGTATGCAGGTGCCGTGCTCAACCCGGTATCGGCGATAGTAGGAGCGGCGCCACCCGACCCGAAGCCCAATGCGCTCACCGATTGGCCGGCAGTGATTCCTGCAATGAGGTTAGCCAAAGGTGGCAAGCCGGTGTTGACAAATAGATTCCGCTTTCGCCAAAGCAGTTTGCCGTGCGCGTATAGTGTCACGATTCCATGTGGTCGCATTGTTATCCCTCGGTAATTTGATCGTGTTGGCGGTTAATGTCTCGCGGAAATCGCAACACCGTTGACCGTGACTCCAGAGTCGGCAACCGCGGGCTCATTGACTCCGTACGTAATTCCGGTGTGGGTGAAGTGTCGGTCGTATAATGGGGCGATGATCTTCAGGTCGAGCTCCGGCCATGCGGGCGCGCCGATCGTATCGAGCGGTACTGGGGCTGGATCGGTTCGCGAGAAAATTGATACGACGGCATCCGCAGGTATTGGCGCATTATCAACGATCGGCACACCGATGAACCACAGTGAATCGAGCCACGCGCGTACTGGCTTGAAGAAGGTGATAGCAGCGATGATTCGAGTTACATCGATCTCTGCGACCGTTTGATTTTCGGCCAGACTCAATTGCGCGCGAAACACCGCCCAGCCCTCGTTCGCGGGGTAGCTCGTGCCGCCCCATGTCGCCTGTCCTTCCAACAGGGTCAGTTTGGACCAGCCGAGTGGCTTAAGCGCCGCCTTGATCGCAAAGGGAGTTCCTCGCGTGCGATGAAGCGGGATCGCGACCTTGAGCAGAGCGCGCAAGGAAACGAAATCCGACGGCCCGGACACCCCACCTGTCGAACTGAGGGTATCTATATCTGTGAGCGCATCGATGTTCAGCAGCGTATCCAGTGATTCCGAGAGCTGGGCGCCAAGTTGCCATTGCGGCGCGACCAAATCGAACTGCCAAGCCAAAAAAAGCAACGCACTATCTGGTACCGAATTGAGCCGGTAAACCAGTATAGGCGTGAGATCGAGCGCATCCATCCGTTCAATCAGATCCAGCAACGCACGGCTGCGGGTATCGTTGATTGACGGTTGAATGATTAGCTGTGCCATTGGATGATCAGGCTGCGGTTGAAATCGTCGCTACCATTCGCGACCAGTTGGGCTGACGTTATGGATGATTCGAGCCGTGGTTTGCATTTCTGCGTCTTCGGAATCGTCGCTTAGAATCGTAATTGAACACTTGCGACGGCCTTCAGCTTCTGAGCGGTGTGGTCGCTTGGTTTAGCGTGATCGCAACGCAGTTTGCCCATTGGCCTGGTTGTAGTTGGGAATACGGTGGCGCAGTGAGCGCAACCTGGTAGACCCCCTCCACTGACAGCGCCTCGATTATTTGGCTAGGAACGATATCGCGCTGTATTCGTGAGGCGAGCGCAATCGCGTAGTCTTGCGCCGCCAAGTTCACCGCCGCCATAGTGCTCGCAGGATCCGCGTCGGCGTACAGTGTCACGGTTCCCGCTATTTGATAGTCCACCTCGGTCACGGCGAGCGCGTTTACCGTGTCAGTAAGTGGCCGCACTTCGTCGGCGTTGAGTGCGGCCTTCACTTTCGCGAGAAGTCCCACACTGGCGATCCCGACTGGATTTGGCGATGATCCCGGCTGCGCGATGATTGGTCCGGTGAGGACGTACACATTTACCTGCCCTGGTGCGGGCGAGGTAATTTGCGCATCCGCTACCGAGGGGTCAACGCTCAGTGTGAAATAGCGATAGGAGCCTTCCGGTCCTGCAACGCTGAACCGATTGGGCGCCGCCTGTATACGTGTGCGCAAATGCTCGTCGGTTTCCGGTGAAGCACCATCCGTACTTACTGTGGTATTGGTCACCGCTGCAATTAGTACACTCGGGTTCAACTGCACATTAATCTGGCCCGCCAGATAACCATTGGCATCGCTGCCTGAAACAGTAGCTGCCGCTGGTATTGTTCCGGTCAGCGAGCCCGGCGAAAATGTAAGGTCTGAAGTTGTAGCGAAGACGAATTGTCCGTCGTTGGTTCCCACCTGAGTACCGGCGGTAATGGTGTAGGAGACACTGAGCGCGTTTGCCATGTTGAATTGGAGCGTCGTGACGGCCCCTTGCGCCGGCAGCCGCGTTACGCTCAGCAGTTGTCCAAGATAGTCGAGCATCGGAAAGGCGGCATAAGCGAGCAGATTTTGCTGGCCCGCATATTGAACCGCATTGCGTACCAACGACTCTCGATAAGCGTAAAGATTAATTAATAGCCGTTCTACCTGAGCGGGCTGTAACGTCCGGCCGGCCGCCGCCTGAAAGGCGGCGACCATATCGGTGAGGATTAGGTTGGGATCGAGTCCATCGGCATCGTTCAGAAATACCGGTGGCGGAAGGGCTGGTATCCCGGCTGCCATCAGCGTTCGTTTCTCCGGGCGTGCTGCTTGAACCTCAAATTCATTGGAGCCTCGCGATCGTCACGGCGCTGAAATTGTTACCAGTGTCGATTGAGATTGTGCGAACGGCGACGTTTTTGCGCTACTAACGCTTAACTTAAGCCGCCATGTCACTCGGATATTGAGATGCGCCCCCGCTTGGGCGTCTCCGGCAGGAACTGGCGTTACATTGATCGCTACCAGCGTCACGCGCGGCTCCCAGCGTAAAATCGCCTCGGTGACTTCTCGCACTATCGCCGGGATTGCGGCGTCTATCGGCGAGTCGATATAGCGCCAGACGTCCGCGCCGAAGGTTGGCCGCAACGGATCGCTTCCCTTCGACGTGGTCAGAATAATCTGAATGCATTGGTTCACGTCGGCCACACCTTGCACGACATTTCCGATGCCCGATCCAGGCGTACCTGGAGTGTCGAGCGCCATTGACCAGTCGGCCGAGGTGATATCGGCCAATGTGATTGCGCCGGCACTCATCGCAAGGCACAGCACGTCCGGTTGAGTAGTGAGCTTGTCATCCAGCGTTCACCTTCGCGCTTCCACTGACTATGTGCCCCGTCCCCGCCGGGCATATTGTGGCATCTCCTATGCGGGCGACCGCCGGGCCGCCTCCCGCTAATACGATTTGTCCCGCGGCGTTGATAGTTACATTTCCCAACACATCAATCGCGATGGACGCTCCGTTCGCGGAAATAGTCACTGTGCCACCGCTTGGAATACTTATTTGAAACGAGTGAGCCGCTCGGTCGTATTCGAATGCAGCGCCGTCGCTGATTCCCCAATGCAGTTTGTCGACGCTCGAGACGGGTGGATGGTCCGCACTCGAGTAAATTGCACCTAGCACGGCTCCGTCTTCGTCATATTCATCCATGGTGCAAACCACTTGCTCGCCGACGTCCGGAATCCAGTAGGCCTTGTCGTTTTGCGTCTTCGCGAAAACCACTGGCAACCACCAACTTTGCAGCTGATCGCGATCGGGAAACGTCACGCGCACTCGAGCGTTAACAGCGTCCTGTGTCTTCACGATCCCAACTCGAAACACTGTCAAATCTCCCGCAGTCAGTGGCTTTCTGTTAGTGATTCGCTCGAGTAGCTATAGTCAATCGTCACGTTCGTGCAGCGCTGATCGGTGAGGGCTGTTGAGATCCAGGAAGACTCGTTGACCAGCGCCAATGGACTGTGGAATGTGCAGTTGCCACCTCGTTTCTCCATCCGCCCACGAAAAACCGACACATTTGGCAAGGACGGTGTTTAATAATCCAGCCTCTGGGCTTCGTAGGACAATTATTCCACTGAGCAACGGCGAGTGGCGCCCTCTTATTAGACTCGACGCAGCGTTAGCTCCGTCGTGTATCCGGTGTTTCTCTCCAACCGATGGCGCGCGCTTTCAATCAGGTAGGTTCCGTCATTGAAGCCGAAGCCGGTGATTGTGACCGTGCTGCCGGCCGCATAAACGGTCGCGCCGACCGCGATGAAAGTCGCATGCTCACGCACCATGTTCGCCGCGTGCAAAGCACTTTCCGCCTTGAGGGCGGCTTGGGGGCCATTTTCGCAACGAGCCACTAGCTTAAGTGTATCGCCGGTCGGCGTGTCCGTTGTCTCCGTGGCCGTGTTTGTCACTAACAGCTTGGCTTCGGGTTGAAAGTACGAAACCTGCGATGCCTTGAAAATGCGATGTGTCTTCAAGCGGAACTCGAAGCGCAACAAGTCGCTTCGCGAGATCGTGGCGATCGGCGCCGAACTTTCTAGCGACTCTCGAGCATAAAATACCAGCTGTGTGCCACGAATCGTGAATTCGTAATTGTGTCGCCGCGCCAGTCGTTTTAAAAACGCGAGATCGCTTTCCTGACGTTGCGTGATGCGAGCGAAGGCAGGAGCTTGCGGACTATCGGCCGCCACCATGGTCATGCCGTGCTTCGATGCGATTGTCGCGGCGATTTGTGTCAGTGTCTGATTTTCATATCCGGTACTGTTCGCGGTGCGCATGGCCGGCGTGATGTACGCCGCGAGACAGCCCATCCGGAATAGATCAGGTGGTCCGTCCAGCGACAGATCGTCGATTTGAAAATCGCCGCACGGAAGTAACGGACCGTCAGAGTATCCGATCATCAAGTTGACCTGGTCGCCCTCTACCGGCTGCCAGGGCCCTTGCCAACGTTTTTCATGATCTTCCAAAGTGACCTCGAGCACTCCGGAAGCACCGTCCAAACGATCTAGATAGGTTATCGACGTCACCATCTGTGAGATGTCGTTCGTGATGTTGACACCTCGATAGGTGAGCACCCATTGTGGCGCGCGCACCGGAAATGTGGTGATGCCTGCCATTCAGTTCACGTCCTTTCGGAGTTGGACGAGATGCGCGCCGCGTGAGGTACGCTTAATCATTGGTGCAGCTTCCACGGCGGTAAATTCGTCGTAGCACTCTGGCTCACCTGTAAAAGAGGTATTGCGATTTGCAGCCCGGCTTCGAACGTCGGCTCGATTGAGATTGTGGGATTTGCCATGATTATTGGAGAGTACAAGGTGGCATCGCCATAGTAGTTCCAGGCCAACAAATCCCATCGTTCCCCGGATACCGTGACATGAGCTATGAATTGTGTTTGAAGCATCGTGTACAGAATCCGTGAAGCTCGTAATTAGCGAAATTAGGGCACCGGTGATTCATTCACGCATTTCGTCGCTCTAGCGGGGGGCGCGTACGATCCGGTCCGGTGCCACGTCTCCGACGGTCAAATGAATCGTCGGTAGGCCAGGGGTAGAGGGAAGTTTGAGTAGAGGCGATACCCCGGGTGATGCGATCCGCGGCGGCAGGTAGTTGATGGCTGGCGTGTTGAAGGCAGTTCCCAATCCGCTGGCGCCAGCATTCGCGATGGAACTTGTGTCGACCCCCGGTGGCGCCGCGACCATTCCGAGCAAAGGAAAGGATGCGATCGGATTAGCCGCCGAGTTGATTTCGGCTTCGAACGCCCATTCCTTCAGACCGACTCGTGTGGTCAGCGCAATCAGACGGCCGTCGGAGCTCATCTGGGTTGACGTCGTACGGATCCCTAACACGATAAAATATCCGCGATGCGTGCCGTTTCCGAATACCAGCGGGCGCGCATTGTGGTCGTCTGCCGCCGCGATTAACGCTTCAAGTTGGGCCGTTGGGTCTGTGAAGGAAGCATGGAAATGAAAATCGAGTTCGAGCGTCTCGAGTGCATTCGCGATCCATTGTAACTTGGGCCGATCTTCGACCACTCGATGCTCGGCATAGTCCCATGACCGCGCGGACTCGAATCCGTTCGGAGAGTTCAACACCTGGAACAAAATTTCACCGAATACCGCAAACATATACTACCCGCTAACGCGTTTTCGTTTTTTTGAGGCGTTCAAAGCCCACGCGTGGTCCGATTGCCCGATATTTCGATCAGAAGGCAGCGCGGCGCTGAGCGTGCACCTCACGGCCGACCAGACGAACAACTTCGTAACTGTGTTGTCTTATCGTTTCCAGGACCTTGTCCTCGATGCTTCCGTGTTCTCCACTGTTTGAAACCACCACAGTGGGTGAAAAATTGATCGTAACCGGATTACGCAGCTCACCAAAGTTACTGCTAGATCTGGTGGCGCGTGAAAGAGTATGGGCTGGTTCAAAAACGTTCGCTTGTGATGATGCAGACCATCCTTTCCTCATTTGTGCGCCTGGGCCGGCCGCGAGCCATCGCTTGAGCAAAGTTGTGGCGAACA